GCAGTAACAGTTGATTTTTCGATTGAGAATGCCATCTCACCGAATGAACCGTCACCAGTTTCGCCAACTCCTAATCTTTCTGCCGCACTTGTTGCAAGACCTTCACCGTATGTAGATACAGTATCAGCTTCGTCTGCAATAGTTCCGTCAGTATCAGCATCAGTTACACCAGATAGACCTGTTGGGTCTGCTTGATGTGTACCAGTTCCTGAAAAGTCAGTATCAGCTTCATCAAATAAAGCTTCAGTACCGCCTTGAGTTGAGTACTTAGATTTCATTGCAAAGATAAGTCCTGTAGGACCACTCATTGGCTGAACGCCAGCGATATCATAAGCAATAAGGTTTGGCATTGCTCTACGTACAAGAGAGATTAATACTGGGTCAAAAGTCCCAATATTACCGCCACCAATATTATTGGCAGCTGCAGCCTCAGAAATAAAATTTCCTTGTGCTTGTGCTCTTTCTTCTTGTAGGGCAACTTCTTGGTTTTCCAACAATCTAGCTGTAACAGCTTTCTTGTAATGGTCTTGGATAGCAGGAGCTGACTCGTGGTCGAGAACAGGACCCCACTTTTCCATTAAGTTTTTATCTGCGTTAAACATTTTTGTTTATCCCCTATTTATTAGTGAAATTAGTTATAGCTTGTGTGTATTTAGCCATAGTTTCAGAAACATCAACGTCTACAGTTCCTTCTCCTAATAAGCTATCTACCTCATCCACTGATTCTTCAGAATCACTTTTGAAGTATGATTCTTTAACAGTTTTCACTTTCATTTCGAAAGAATCTTTGTTATCGAATTCGATATCTTCTACTAATGATGCTAATTTCTCAGCTTCAGTATCTGCAAGCCCTGAAGATTGTTCTCTTACTACTTCTTTCTTTTCAAATTCTTGAACAGCGTTATGTAGTTTGATATTATCTTCTGTGGTTTTGTTTAAAGTCTCTTCTAGTTCAGAAACTTGTTCGTTGAGGTCATCAACTAAGTCATCTTTACCTTCAGGTACTTCGATATAGTGTTCAGCGAACACTGACTGAAGTGAAGTCATAAAGTCTTCAGCAATTTCGGTTCTAAGACCGTTAGATACTGCTAATTCGTTTTCTGACATCCAACCTTCCACTACATAGTTAAGATATGAATCTACCTTTTCTACTAATGAAGACTGAAGTTCAGTTACTTCTTCTTCTAAATTTTGAGCATATTCTGCTTCAAGCCTTTCAATCTCTTCACTTAACTTACTTGTAAGTACAGCTTCGAAGATTGCACTAGCTTTTCCACGGAATCCTTCTGACAAAGTTGCTTCTTCCTTGATGATTGCATCTAAGTCTTCATCAAAATCAATTGCTTCAACCTTAGCTTTTGCTTTTGGTTCAGGCATTTTAGATACTGCATTTTCAGCATCTTTTGATGTTTTTAATGAATCCTCTTCGCCATCAATTTTAATCAACTGTGCATAAAGTTTTTTTGCTTCTGCTGCATTTGCTTTCTTAAGCATATCAACTGCTGCTTGAATGACGCCAGCTTTAGTTTTTGGAATTTCAACTTGAGGAGCATCTTCTTTTACTTCCTCTTCGTCGTCTTCTTCTACTTCTTCTTCATCGTCATGCTTAGCTTCTTCAAGAGTTTCCTCGTCTAAAATTTCTTCATTTTCAACGAGCTCGTCTTGCTCAACTTCAACAGTTTCTACTACTTCTTCAGCGTTGTTTAAAACGTCGTCTGACATAATAGTCTCCTATGATTTTAGATTTAATTTAGAGAGGAAATTTTTAAACGCTCTTATTTCAGCTTCATGTAAATCCTTACGTGGAGCACGCTTAATTTCAGTCTCAATTTCTTCAATATCTCGCTGACGAATGAGTCCGTTGTCCCATACCCATTCAACACCTTCCATAACTCCATTTACAAATGCACTTGGAGCACTTGGGTCTTGAACAATATCTACAGTAGATAACATAAAGTCATCTCCCACATAACTGACTCCGTTCTTCTGAACGAGACTTCCCATACCACGACTTGAAACACCAAGCTTAACACCACCATCGAGTAAACCTTCAACGATTTTACCCATAGGAGTTTTAAGTATTGATGCCTTTCCTACAACATCATTTCCCTGCCAATGGAGGTCAGTGATTTTGTGTGAAACTTTATCTAGGTTTACAGTTGGTCCTTCTGGATGATTTAATTCTCCAACTGCTCTTCCTGTTTTAACTTGTTCGGTAACATACTTCTCTACGGCTTTCTCCATAGTTTTCTTTTCGTATATTCTACCGTTTCTGTTCTTTTTATTAGATTGCATAAAGACGCCTTCGATAAAATAGTTTTTTTCACCATTTTTCTTAGCTTCACATATTACATCTAAATTATTTTCTACGTATTCTGTTATTAATTTCATTTAAATACCTAGTTTTAGAGGATTTATTCCTCTGTTAATTTTTCTTCAGCTTTACGCTGAACCATTCCTGATGCAATTTCTATTTTCCTAGCATCAAGAGCTGCGGTCATTTTATCAGCCATAATAGTATTAAACTTTTTACTAGCTGAAACGTTATCACCATCATTTAAATTTTTTATCAATTCATTTACATTTGTCATCTTTATTTCCTTTGCTTATATATTTATAAAAACTTATGTCCCATTAGTCATCCCAACGTGGGTCATCTTCATCTGGCACATCATTTTCACCATCTTTATTTTCCTGGTCGATTTGTTTTTGAATTTCTTCAATCTCATCGTCAGTTTGTCTCAATACGTTTTTACGTATCCACTCATTAGATATGTATTTACCTACATATTCATCTAAGGAACTTAACATATCAAATCTTTCTCTTAACATTTCTGATTGTTTAAGTTCTGAAAAATAATTGTCTTCTATATAATCAAAAGCAATTGTTTCTTTCCATTCTTTCCAATCAGCTTCAGTAATAATACCTTTAAGTAAGAGTTGTGTTTTAAGTAATTGCATAAACAAATCAGAGAACCTTTTTCTTAATCTGTCTATAAACTTCTTAAACTTTACTTCGTCTCTTGTAATTTCGGTTGTTCTACCTAAACTAAACTGAGCTTCTTGTTCTAATCTATTAACTGGAACATTTAATGATTTGTATAATTTCTTTTGGAAATATATAATATCATCTATTTGTCCTAAGTTTTCGCCGCCTGGTAGCGTGGTGATTTCAGTTCCTCTTCCACCTTCTCTTCTTGGTAGGAAGAAATCTTCCAACATACTCATATGTTTTCTATCGTCTTTAATATCACCAGTCTTAGCATCATATACCAATTTGTTTCTATATTGATTCATAATACCTCTTAGGTATTCTTCAGCTTTACCTTTAGGTAAGTTACCAACATCAATATAAAATATCCTACGCTCTGGGGCACGTGATATTCTGTATATTACCAATGAATCTTCCATCATTCTTAATTGATTCACTGGCTTTAATGCCTTATGTAAATAAGATAAGATTCTTTTTCTGCTTGGGTCCATTACACCTGATGTACAATATGCTATTGCATCAGGATATATTTTTAATCCTTGCTCTGCTCCATTCATTGCTTTGTCTTGGAACAAAAAGAACTCATCAACTTTTTCTATTATCTTTGCACCTGTTTTAGGGTCTTGTTTTTCCTCAACCTCTTTTACTTTTCTAAGTTTGGTTGGGTCAATATACCTTAACTCTTTTATACCTTTTTTAGGTGAGCTATTATCGATAATGATATGGTATGGTAATCTACCATCGATGTACCATTTACGATATATATCATGTGCATACGCATTAAAGTTTAATAACTTTAATATTACATCAAATTCATTTTTTATTGATTCTTTTAACTTGTCTGAAATTTCTAATTCATCAAGAACAAGATTAACTGGTGCTTCATCATGGTCACCTACAATCGATTCATTTATAATATCTTCAATTGCAGCATCACACTCTGGTTGTGAAGCAATATCTCTATATTTTAAAATTAAGTCAACTTCATTCTTGACTTTGTCGCCGTCCATATCAATGTACGCGCCAAAGTGACCGCCAGCTTGAATAACACCTGAGCCGTCTTCATCAGTTTTTGGTACAAATGAAGGAAGTTCTTTACCTTTCGTACCTTTTCTATTGATTTCGAATCCAAAAAATTCTGCCATATTTTACCTCATATTATTGGAGGGGACGAACCCCTCCTCTAATATTATTTATACCTTAAGAAGTAGTGTCAGATTCCCAGTATTGTACTTGGAATTCAACGGTGAACTCTTCAATGGTATTTTCTGAATCATAACTTACTTCTATCTCAGAAATGTTAGTAGGGAATAGACCTCTAAAGTCATATCTCTTTGTAACTTCTCCAGCTTTATTCAATTGTTCAACAATTGCATCAGCTTGATAGTCAGTAGGATTAGATAATCCTGTATTTTCGTTATTATTATTAATACCATTCATCCAACGTTCCATTGCATTTCTTACTTCGAAACCAACGTCATTGATAACAGTGATTGTCCAAGGGTCAAATGTTCTGTCACCAGCTATTTGCAATGTTCTACCTCTGAATAATACAGGGATAGGTGCAATAATTGATGCAGGCATTTGTGCAGTTTTACACATGAAAGATGTAAGTTCTACATCACCTTGTGCATAACTTGGATAATTCATAGTTACTTTAAAAAGGTTGGACCTTGCGCCACCACCTACTAGCTTTGATTTAAAATCATCTACGCCTAAAATTGCCATGTCTTATCTCCTATGAACCTGAAATCTCGGAGAATTCTACTCCGGACCTTGTTGCCACAAAGCTTAGTGTAATAAAGTTAATTGACCTTGCAGGCTTGACAAAAATGTCAGCTACAAATTTATTACCATCTATTACTGCTTGTGTGTTGTTGGTGTTATCACAAACTACTAAAAAGTCTGTAAGTCCACGTCTACCT